GTAATTGAATTTACAAAACCGCTTAGGGTAATAACGTCCGCCGTAGCCGCGTACGCTTTCACGACCAGACCATTCTGTAATAAGAATCCCGGTACTACAGGCACCCAACCCGATTGAAAAGGAATTGTTACTTTACAATCATCATCCGGTGTTGAAGTGCCGCCGAACTGAATTGTTAAAACAACATCGGCGGAATGGCTGTTGAATGCCCATAGCCATATCTCATCAAAAGTACCAGCCGTCTGACCGGATACTGCCGTATGAATCGTCGTTGCCGGGCTCGCACCTACTTTTATGGCCTTTCCGTCCGTACTGCCGCTGAGTTTTCTCTTTACTGCTGAACTGGACATTTCCTGTTCTCCTTTGTTCCTGGATTCCCGCCTGCGCGGGAATGACGACTATTTACTATTTACTTTTCACTATTCACTATCTTTACGCCTTCGAAATATCGAATATGCCGGCGGCGTTCCACTGCACCTTCCAGTCTACTCCGGAAACGACGATATCCGCGGGAGTCGTGTCGAACAGGATGTAGGCAATCAGGGGATCAACGATTGCCGGCGATCCGGTTGACTTATTCGCGTATAAAATACCGTACCGGAAGGTCGCATTGAGCGCCGTGAATGTCAGGTCGGCGGCGTCAAAAACTGTTTTTGCCGGGGAATCGGTAAGCGTAACCGTCTGGCTGGCCAATGCCTGCCCTCCCTGGGTGTAGCCGCTGCCGGATGCTTCCGGGCTGGGGCTGACGAGGATATCGCCTAATATATCCAGCGTCGCATCCGGCGTCCAGGAACTTGTCAGCAAGGCCAGTTTGATGGTGTCCGTTTCCAGATTGATAACGCCTTTTGCCAGATATTCCGTTAATTTATTGAACAATGTGATTGAGCTTGCCATGATTTATCCTCCGATTTCTTCCGTTAAATTTATTACCAGTACCGCCGCGCCTTCGGAATCCACATATATCCGGCCGGGAACGCCGATAAACGCCGATTCATCCGTGGTGACTGTTATTTCATTGTAGGTCTGAACCAGATAGACCATAAAATCTATTATTTCCCGCGATGCATTCGGAACCTTTACCGTAATATCCCGGTCTCCGACCGCGTAGCCGGTGTCGTAAATCGATACGCCGCCGTCTAATGTTGCCGTCCTGGACATCCGGCGTTGCAGATCCCTGTTGGTGCAGACGTATTGCTGGTCGAGCTCATCGTCCCGAAAGATTCGAGCGCCGTTAAGGTCGTATATTCTGGTTGATATTCCGATCATTCATTCACCCTCATCTTGATCCTCTCCCGTCCAGGGAGAGGAAACTACTAATTGCCGCCGCATTATTAAATCCACCCTGACCCTCCTTTAGAAAAGGAGGGGATACCATTCACTATTCACTATTCACTGATTTTTTTACGCTCCCGTTCCTACCAGTAGTTGAGCGCCTTCGGCGTTGGCCCGGATCTGGATTGCCGCCAGGATCTCAAACATGAAGGCTTCCAGATGCGGCTGCAGACCGGCTCCGTCGATCTGGATCATTGCCGAACCGCTCCTTAACGCATCCGTGCGGGCGTTCAGATTGTCCACTTGCGCGTCCACCAGTTTCTTTTGCATTTCCAATGCATCATCACGGCGTTTCGCCTCTGCTTCGACCATTTGTTGCAATGATGTAGATGGAGTTTGGCCTGATTTATATATGCTGGCCAAAGAATCCATGAATGACGACATAGTTGTGCCGGTGGATGAGATAGTATTGTCCACCGATTTGAACGCCGCTTCTATCTGCTTTGTCCCGGCTTCGATATTGGCTATGTCAACTTTTGCTTTCCATTCGATGGATTTCTGGATGATATCGGCGTTGGCCTTGACTGATTCGGCGTTCAGCTTGACATCAATGCTTTTTTCCTTCGGAATGGCTTCATTGATCTTCCGGGTGAGCTCGGTTCGTCCGTTTTCATCTTCGATATAACCGACAACGATGTATCTTTCTTCATCCTTCGGGAACGCCTTATTGACTTTCTCTTCAACGACAACGACGTCTTTCCCGATATCGCTGATCGCCTGTTTGATTTCATCCGCGCCTTCGAACTCCCAGAGTGTCTGCTTTTTCTCCGGGATGTTCGCCATTTCCTTGTTGGCGCCGACAATCTTTTCCTGCGTCGCTTCCGCCTGACCGCCCAGATTGGATAAACCGCTGATCATCTTGTCCAGGCCGCGGCCGGCGTCTTCACCGTTTTGCAGGAACGATTCCCGTATCTTCAGCCCCGATTCTTCCACCGTGTCGCGCATGTTCTGGAAAGTTGTGCTGAATTTCCCCAGCGCTCCCAGGCTCAGCGAGTCCAGGAAGCCCAGAAACGCTTTTTCCAGCAGGATTATGGCCATGCCGATACCGTCGAAGAGGATCTGCAGGCCGTTCCACATGATCTGAGAGCCGCCCGCGATGGTGTTGAATACGCCGGACACGCTGACGCCGTATTCATCCATGGCCTTGACCGCGGCGACCAGGCCCAGCCCCATAGTCTGCGCCGCTTTGCTGAGTGCCAGAATGGTTCCCGTC